ATTATCAAGCCCCTTACCTCGTTTGCAAGCCTCGGATTTTACCACCCTTTTGTTCGCACCGGAGCACATACCGTGGCTAGCCGGTCCCGTATCTGTTCCGGGGAGAACAGCCGGGCAGGGCGATTCGAGGTTTACAGTGGGAGTTTATCATGGGGGTGGGGATTTGTCAATGGAATTGGGGGGGATGTAATATAACCGTAACAATCTCAGACACACGCTTCGGCCCGCCCTGTTTTTGTCTCCGCTACACCTTATTATAATATATAGTGTCCGAGATGGATTTTTCAAATTTTTTAAAAAATTTTTCGAAAGGTTGCTCTTTTCAGGGCAACTTTTCCCCTTTTGCGGCCTATAGGTGAAGGACGGTGATTGAATATGGAACTGGATCGGGAAGAAATCCTGAACATGCTCAAGCAGGTGGTCTTCAGCAAGCCCAACGACGCGGTCACCTTAGCCCTGGACCCGCAGAATACTTATGTGGGAAGCTTAGATCTCTGGGGCGTCAGCGAATTCAAGGTGGCCGCCAATGGCGCGGTTGAGGTCAAATTCATGGACCGTGTGAAGGCGATCCAACTGCTGCTGGAGTGCGCCGGAAACGGCGAGGACGGGATGAAAGCCCTGCTCAGTGCGCTGGAGGCCGGTGAGGAATGAAGATCAAACAGTTTTCACCGAAACAGCGGCGGGTCATGTCCTGGTGGAGTCCCAAATCCCCCGACCAACGGTTTGACGCTATCATCTGCGACGGCGCGGTACGCAGCGGCAAAACGCTGTGCATGGGTCTCAGCTTCGTGCTCTGGGCGATGTCCTGTTTTAACGGACAGCAATTCGCCTTCTGCGGGAAAAGCGTGGTCTCCCTGCGGAGAAACCTCTTGCAGGAACTGCTGCCTACCCTGCATGAGCTGGGGTTCCAGTGCTGCGAGAAGCGGAGTGAAAATCTGGTGGTCATCCGCCGGGGGAACCGGGAAAACCGCTTCTACCTCATGGGCGGCAAAGACGAAGGCAGCGCCGCCTTTATCCAGGGCGTCACCTTGGCGGGCGTGCTGCTGGACGAGGCCGCGCTGATGCCCCGCTCCTTCGTGGAACAGGCCATCGCACGGTGCAGCGTGCAGGGGTCCAGGCTATGGTTTAATTGTAATCCTGAAGGATCGCATAAATGATGTAATAATTTTTGGAAACATCACCCTTGGAAAAGCACTCTGATCTGGCGGGTGGGATAGACGATAATCCGATCAATTCCCATGCGCCAGAATGCCTGCTTATCCTCCCTGGTTAGCTGCGCGTACAGGTCCTCCCAACCGTTGGAAAACATCGTCTTGAGGTGCGTTGCGCTAAGCGACCGGACAGGCTGGGCATTTTCCGCCGCCGCCAGCTCATCCAGCTGCGCGTTCAGATCTTCGTAGTCCTTCCGGTATAGCTCCATGTCAATTATATCATTCAAATACAGATCTTTCAACCTCGAAAGTTTTTTTCTCAGTTTCGCTCTTTCCTCCTCAAAATCCCGGGCAGGCTGGCCGCTGGCGGCCATACGCTCCAGATCATAGCAATACCGTTCCAGCTCCACGTTCACATTATTCAAAAGATATTGCTCAATCGCCGCCTCCCGGATATTGACGTTATTGGAACAATCGTTATGGTGGTAACGCCCGGGGCAGTTATAGCCTATGCTCTCCCGCCTGCCGCCGTCTCTGAGCCAGTACATATGCGCCCGCGCGCCGAACCGGCGGCCGCATTCCGAGCAGACCACCAGCCCGCTGAACAAATAGACCCTGTCCCCTTCTGTTTTCCGTTCCGTCTTCCGGCGGTTGGCTATGATCTGCTGGTACTGTTCCTTGGTGACATAAGGGGGGCACATACCATCCATCCCGCTGTAATGCCCATAATATGCCGTCTTGCTGAGCATGGAACTGGCCAGCTGATAAGAGATCGCCAAACCATGTTCCGCCGCCGCGGCCCTGGCGCGTTCAACGGAATGGAACGTCAGGAAGTTCTCAAAAAAGGCGTTGACAGCCTGCTCTGTTTCCGGGTCCTTGACGATCTTCTTTCCCTCGATTTTGTACCCTGTGGGCACATGTCCGCTCACCGGTTCCCGGCGTTCCCGCTTGGCGGCAAGAACGGTCCGGATACGCTCGCTGTCCCGGTCCGCCTCATCCTGGGCCACGGAGAGCATAATATTGATTTTCAGCCGCCCGGAGGCGGTAGAGGTATCGTAATCCTCCTGGATGGCCTTCCAAACCACGTTATGGCTCTCCAGAATTTCCTGCACCTTATAATATTCCGCGATATTGCGGAACCAGCGGTCCAGACGGGTGAAGATAATCAAATCGATCTTCCCTGCCTCCACGTCCGCCAGCAGGCGCAGCATGGCCGGACGCTTGTTATATGGCTTCCGGGCGCTGTTGCCGGCATCGTTATAGAACGTGATATCCTTCATCCCATTCTGCTCCGCCCATTCGCGCAGCGCCGCCGTCTGGTCCTCGATGGACAAACCCCGCAGTTTCTGCTCCTCGGTGCTCACCCGGGGGTAGCAGGCCACGCGGGTAGTTGGTGAAAATTGGTTCATATGTTTTCTTCTCCCCCGGTTTTACCGGAATGTGTCCAAGTTGGATCCATCCATTCAACCATCGAAAAAATCTATCCTATACGGATTTCAGCCAGCTTATGGAACAGCATTCCCGTTGCCAGCGCGTCGCCTTCCGCCCGATGGGCACTCATGTTGAGTATTCCGAAATAAGAACAAAGCGTTTCCAGCTTATAGTTGGAAATACCATCGGAATCCTCGTCTTCCACATATTCCTCAAGCTCTTTATCCCATTTCTGCTTTGCTCTTTTGACCGTCTTTTGGGAAATCGCAAGCGTATCATAATATTTTCGGCTCCTGACCGTTACATCTGCACCATAATGCACAATGAATTTCAAATCAAAGGGCAGATTATGACCAACAATATTGTCATCGCCAATAAACTCTACCAGAGACGCAGCCACTTGCTGAAAACAGGGGCACCCCGCCACCATCTCATCTGTGATATGGTTTACAGACGAAACGTCTGGCGGAATGGGCTTCCCAGACGCTAAAAGCATGGAGAACTTGGCGACCGGCTGAAAATTACGGAAGCGGATGGCCGCAATATCAATGATCTCATCCGAAACGCACTTCAGTCCTGTCGTTTCTGTATCCAGAGCCACAAAGTCGCCCAGCTTAGACATATCGGTCCTTTTTGTAATGCTAGAGAATGTAAGATTGTTGATAAACGATATCGCCTTTTTAGACGCTTTTGTGTCAGAAATAACAGCGGGGTACTCTTGGATAGCCGATACCATCTTATCGTAAGCGGCAAATTTTTCTTCACGCTTTTTGCGGCTTTCTTCTTCGGCTATCCGGCGTCTCTCCGCGGCCTGTTTTGACTCCTCCTGCAACTTCAATTCCGCTTCGCGCTGCTTTTCCATTTGCAACTTCTTCTGGTCCTGCAATTCTTTCTCCCTCTGGGCTGTCTGTGCTTTTTCCTTTTGCAACGCTGCGCGGCGCGAGGCGCAAATGATATATATCACTATCCCGATACCGAATAACAACAGTAATATTGCCATAATGCCATTCTCCTCCGAATGTGTCCAACTTGGACACGTGGCTGTTTTATCAAATCGCCAAGCATGCGGGGATGTCAGCGCGGCAGCGGATACCGCCGTCGGGTAATGACCCGGCCAAAGCAGACCAGCGTATGACCGCTGGTGCGCGTGATCAGCTTATCCGCGTCTGCTCGGTCACGATTCAGACTGAACAAATAGGTCATACCCATAACCCGGTCATAGTGATACTGTTTAATGAAACTTTCTCCATCCAGATAAAACACGCCGATGTCACCGTCGCCCATGGGATCGCGGTTGCAGAACGCAATAGAGCCATCCGGGAAGTAGGGCTCCATGCTGTCGCCCTGGACCTTGATGGCGAACACAGCCCCCTGGGGGTCCTCCGGTTTCAATTCGTAGTGGTCATAGTCATCTCCCAGAATGGGAGATGCGATACCAGCGGCGGCGGCGCTCCAGTATAGGGGTATAACCTTTGGTTCTGGTTCGGTCAAAGGAAAATCTAATTCGGTCTGGTCTTTGATCCTGGCTTCCTCTTCACCCATTACCGCCTGCACGGCAGCCTTGCCATAGGTGTCCAGTTTGGAATATCGGATAGCCACCTTCTTCACATCGTCTGGCAAAGTATCTTCTTCCCGGACTACTGTGATACCCGGGTTCTCCTCCGAGGGATTCCTTGCCATGCGCTTGCGTGCAGAATCAGTAGCATCATCAGCAGCCATTTCCCAAAAAATTTTTTTATCCTCGCTGGAAAGCATGTCATACATTCCTCGCCAACCCAATTCAGAAAAAAGATTTTTTACTTCTCTCGACTTTCTTTCTTTTTCAAGAGGCGAAGTTTCATCCGGGACGACGACATCATTTATCTCATAAACATATTGATCTAACTGACTACCAATCCCCATAAGGTCAAGCATATTGACACCTAATGCATTTGCTATCTTTTGAATGGTTTCGCGCTTGGGATTAAGTTTTCCGAGCTCATAGCGTCGTATTGTTGGCTCCGCAATTCCAGCCAATTTCCCCAATTGTTTCTGGGTCATTCCTTTTGACTGACGAACATACCGAATGTTCTCACCAATAGTCATTTTCATCACCTCCCGCTTGATTATAACATGTTCAGCAAGAAACAGCAACAATTTTTTCTGAATATCTCTTGACAGAAAGAAAAGTTTCTGCTATCCTTGCTTTAGAGCAGAAATAAAAGTTGCTGTATGCTGAGGAGGTGAATGTATGGTTGTAAACAGAGATAAGTTAATGCTGGCCATGGCCCGTGCGTGTATGAACACGCAAGATTTGGCAAAGGCAGCTGATATGCCCGCACAAACGGTAAACCGCGTCCTTCTTGGCCGCGGTTCGCGTCCGGCTACAATTGGGCGTATTGCGAAAGTTTTATCTGTAGATCCAGCGGATATTCTTGATACCGCAATGGTAGACCAGGGCTTCACATAAGAAATGCACGTTTCTAAATCCGCTTATGACACGGAATAGGAGGTGAGAGAGATCATGATGAATTCTTCTGCCAGCGGCAAACCACTGCTGGAAATCCGAGACATGATAGTAAAACTGTTGGCAGCTGAGGGCTGCACAGTACAGCAGGCAAGGTATGTTTTGGATCAAGCATCCAGAGCGATTACTGCCACTGCATCGGTACAACCCATCGAAGCTGTTAACTATGAGTTTTGATCTTCTTCCTTCTGGATCTCATGCAAAATGTACCGGTCAAACTCATCGGCAACAATGGCAAGCACACATTGTGAGGTTGTCTGCATCATGTTTAGCAAACGGACAAAACATCATCTCGCCCCCTTCCTACCGACAAAACGTTTGGCGTTAGAAGGGGTGTAAGGCTTTTCCCTACAAACTCCCCAGACGGAATTATTGTAGACAGCCGAGCAGCCAAAGCCCCCTGTCGTGGGTGGCAGCCCACGGCAGAGGACCTTGTGGCAGACGACTGGACTATCACAGACTAGCCAAAGATTATAGCGCATAATGTAGCAATACGCTGAGCGATTTTGTCAACCTTGTTTCCAAAATGTGCTGGACCAACAAAAAAGCCCTGCCGGGTGCGGCAAACACCTGACAGAGCAACGAAGACCGAATCACATCAAAACCAGCCTTATTTTTTATGTATTTTACCACAGAATGAGGCGGAACGCAAGGAGAAAAAAACATGGAAAACAGGAAATATTCTCTTTCTGACGATACCATCATGCACACTGTTGAATCCCTGCGGGACTACCAGCTCCGTCTGGAGACGGAGGCCGCCGCGCTCTTCCCCTTCCCCGACGCCCGCGCACTGGCGGAGGACCGCCTGGAGAAAGCAAAAATCGTCAAGAACCTGTTCGAGTTCTATCTGCAACTGTAAGGAGGGCGCGCATGGCAAAAGAAATCACGTTCACAGTTGACGCGCCCGTAAGCAGTGCGCTGGCCGAGCGGTGGTGGCAGTTTCTGATCGACGCCACCGCCAAACGGGAAAACGTAACGGTAACGGGGACGGTCAGGCTGCGGTCCACGGAAGCGGACCAGAAAGCGTCATGACGCCCGGAAAAGGAAGGAGACCAACATGGATAACGAACGCAGAGAAGAACTTCGCCGCCGTCTATATCAGGAAACTAACGATCCGGAGAGTCAGGAGTGGAGGGACGGTCTGACACCGGAGGAGCTGGAGTATGTCCATCAACTGGATGACCAGTACGTTTCCGGCGTGGCGGCGATTTGTTCTGCCATTCTGGTGCGGGAGCGGGTCCGCGCACAGTTCCGCCAGGAGGAAATTGAGGAATTGGAGACGATCCATGACCACTGCCGTGTCCGGCTGCGGGACGGCAGATTATACTTGGCCCGTCTGGGGCAGGATAACGCCCTGCTGCTGGATGAGATCGACGGGGTGTGCTGAGATGGGAAAAGCGCACGCGGATGACATCAACCGGGCCTATTACGCGGTGATCGTGGCGGATGTCCGCTATGACAACAGCCTCAAGCCCAACGCCAAACTGCTCTATGGGGAACTGACATCCCTGTGCAACCAGTACGGCTATTGCTGGGCGACCAATGAGTATTTCGCTAAGCTGTACGGGATCTCCGTCGTTACTGTCAGCCGGTTGATCTCCCAGTTGGAGAAGCGGGGGTACATACGCTGCGAGATGGCGGCGACAGAAACCGGGTCAGAACGGCGCATTTATGCCGGGATCTACCAAGTCAGCCCAGTGGAGGGGGGTCTTATCAAAAATGATAAGGCCCCTGTTATCAAAAACGACAAGGGGGGTATTGTCAAAAACGATAACCCCCAAGAGGAGAATAATATAAATATAACCCCCTATAGTCCCCCAGAGGGGGACGGCGCGGTTGTTACCAACAAGAAACCCACTCGTCGGAGGAGGCTTTCCAAGCCTGCCCCCGACTGGAAGCCGGAGCGCTTTGCCGGGTTCTGGGAATATTACCCCCGTGGAGAGAACAAGCAAGGCGCTATTCGGGCATGGGACAGGCTCCGGCCCTCGGATGAACTGATCGACGCGATGGCCCAGGCCCTGCGGCGGCAGATGGAGAGCGACAGCTGGCGGGCCGGGGTGGGTATTCCCTACGCCTCCACTTGGCTGAACAACCGGCGGTGGGAGGATGAAAGCAAGACGCCAGCCGCCCCCGCGTCCGCTGCCGACGCGCCACTCCGTGGAGAGGGGGTGCGGTACCTGTGAGCCGGGATCAACATCAAATTCTCAGCGAGCATCTGCTGACGGCGGAACAGGGCGTACTGGGCGCGATGCTCATCGATGAGGAGACGGTGGGGCGGATGCTGCTGGCCGTCAGCGAGGACGACTTCCAGACGCCGCAGTACCGCAGTCTCTTCCGGGCATTCAAGGACCTGTACGGCCAGGGCAGGGCCTGCGACCCTATCCTGATCAACGAGCGTCTGGGCGGGTCGTACGGCCAGATGTTGGCGGACCTCATGGAGGTCACCCCCACCGCCGCCAACGCGGATGCCTACGCCCAATCCCTGCGGGAAACCTCCCGGCTGTGGCGGCTGCGGCAGATTGGGGACCAGCTGTCCCAGGCGGATGATCCGGAGAACTGCCGGGAACTTATCGACAAGGCCAATCTGCTGCTGTGTGAACGCAGCGGCGTGCGGCGGCTGGACATGGCGCGGGGACTGAAGGAGTTTTTCGTCCGGCACGACCCCAAGAACCACCGGGAATCCCTCCATTGGGGATTTGGCCGTCTGGACGAAACGCTGCATGTCACCGGCGGTGATATGGTGGTCATCGGCGGCTACGCCTCCGCGGGCAAGACCGCGCTTGCCCTCCAGATGGCCTTCCAGATTGCCAGGAGCAAGCGGGTGGGGTTCTTCTCCTACGAGACCAGCGTGGACAAACTCCACGACCGCACGGTAGCCTGTCAGACCCTGGCCAGCTACAAAAAGATCATGTCGGACAAGCTGGAGAAGCCGGATTTTGAACAGATTTACGACATGAAGGACTATCTGACCGCCCCGTCCCTGGAGCTGCTGGAAACCAGCGGCATGACCGTTTCCGGCATCGGGTCCTATGCTATGGCCCGTCACTATGACGTGATTGTGGTGGACTACCTGCAAAAACTCCCGGCGGCGGGCCGTGGACGGCAACTCAGCGATTTTGAGCGTGTGAGCCAAGTGTCCAGCGACCTTCAGCAGCTGGGGCGGCGGACCGGAAAGGTGATTGTCGCCCTCAGCCAGCTGAGCCGTCCGGAGGGGGACGGCAAGGCCCCCACCATGTCGTCCCTCCGGCAGTCCGGCCAGATCGAGCAGGATGCGGACGTGGTGCTGCTGCTCTACAAGGAGTACCCCAAGGAGACCTACTCCCGGCGGTGCCTGGACGTCGCTAAGAACAAGGACGGTCTGGCGGGAATTGGGATTCTGCTGGATTTCGATGGGGACAACCAGCGGTTCAAGCAGTCCGCCGACCAGCCGTTACCGGAGAAGAAGAAAGAGGAAACGCCGGTTCAGCAATCCATGTTCCGGCCCATCCCCAGCACAGGGCCGACGCCGTTTGACGGCGATACGTGAAGGAGAGTACATACCATGAAGACCATTTGTATCATGAATTTGAAAGGCGGCGTGGGTAAGACCGTCACCGCCGATAATATGGCGGCGATTCTTGCCGCAGATCACGGGCGGCGGGTACTGCTCATCGACGCCGACCATCAGGGCAACACCAGCCGGTTTTTCCACGCGGATCAGGAGGCGGCTACCTTGCGGGAGATTCTGCTGGGCGAGGCGGAACCGTATTGGCCTGAATCCGTCCAGCGGACCGGGTATGAGGGACTGGACATCATCCCGGCGGACATGTCTCTTGCGGAACTGGACACCACTCCGGAGCAGGACGCCAAAGCCGTCTGGCGGCTGCGGGACCTGCTGGCGGTCATCGCGGAGGATGACGCTTACGACTACGCCATTATCGACATGCCGCCCGCTTTCAGCACAGCGGCCCGGGCGGCGCTGGCGGCGGCGGACGAGGTGATAGTGCCCATCAAACTGGACGCCTTTTCGGTAGACGGCATGGCGGAACTGCTGCGGCAGATTGCCGCTATGCGTAAGGTCAACCCCCGGCTGACCCTGGCGGGGGTGCTGATTACCATGTGGCGGAATGTGGACGTGGTGAACCAGGCGGAGAAGGTACTGCGAAGCAGCGGGGTGCCGGTGTTTAAGACTGCCATCCGGCGTACGGATATCGTGGATGAGAGTACGTTCCAGCGTCAGCCGCTGGTGGTCTACAGCCCCAGGAGCGCGGCCTGTGTGGACTACCGGCGGCTGGCAGCGGAGTATCTGGAGAGGGGAGAGCACGGTGGCAAAGAGAAAATTTGATCTGTCCTCCATGATGGACGCGGTGTCCAACTTGGACACAAATCCAGAACCGACGGTGAAGATGATTACGCTGGACGATATCCTCACGAATAAAGCCAATTTTTATTCGGTACTCCCCCGTGACCTCAAGCCCCTGGCGGACTCCATCGCCATGGACGGACTCCAGCAGTACCCGGTGGTCATGCCCCATCCAGAACAGGAGGGAAAATATCTGCTGCTCTCCGGCCACCGCCGCTGCGCGGCAATCCGGCTGCTGGTGGAGGATCAGGGCCATCCCCGGGAGGACTTGCGGCTGGTGCCATGTACCGTGAAACGGTATCGGAGCGAGGCAATGGCGGAATTGCAGCTGATCCTGGCCAACAGCACAGCCCGGGTACTGACCAACGCGGAGATATCCAAGCAGGCGGAACGGATGGAAATGCTGCTGTACCAGCTGAAGGAGGAAGGCTACGAGTTTCCAGGCCGGATGCGGGATCAGGTAGCGGCGGCGTGTCAGGTTTCCGCGCCGAAGCTGGCCCGGCTGAAGGTAATCCGGGAGAATTTGAAGGCCCCGGAGTTTATGTACCTGTTCGAGAAAAATAAGCTGCCGGAGCAGACGGCCTACGCGCTGGCGAGACTGCCGGAGGATTTCCAGAAACGGCTGGCGGGGCTTGGTGTGGACCTCACCGGCAATACGGCGGAGCTGATCTTGCGGAAGTACGAGGAGGGCTGGCGCTGGGAGCCGGATATGCAGTGCCCGGATGGGAAGGCGTGCAGGCGGGGAGACAGTTTCCTGCGGCATGACCTGGGATGCTTCGTCTCAGACATGTGCGGCGGGAAAACATGCTGTCTGAACTGTGAACAGGCGAAGCGGAGTTGGTCCCCCTGCGACTGGATGTGCAGTAAGGCCCAGGCGCTGCGGAAGGAGATACGGGACGATAAAAAGGCGGAACAGGAGCGGTTAGCGCGGGAGCGGACAAAAGCCGCGCAGAAGGAGACCCAGGCCAATGCCCGGAGGATTCTGCGGGCGGCGGAGGCAGCGGGTTTGTCGGATGAAGTAAAGATTCCCTGGGATTACTACATCAATCGGACTGTTGGTGAAATCCGGAAATTTGCCGCCGGGGAGTTTCCGGAAACGGCGAATTGGAGCGAAGCGCAGCTGAGTCCGAAAAAGCTTGTACATTCTATTGACGCTTCCAAACTTTTGTGCTGCTCCACGGACTATCTGCTGGGCCTGACGGACGATCTGACGCCAACGGCGGAACCGGTCCGGGAGGACGCCATCCCGGCAGAAATGGTGGAAATGTTGTTGGAAGAAGTCAGCGGACAGGAAATCCAGCCTGTGTGGCTGTCGGGTACGCCGGAGAAGTCCGGGCCGGTGGCGGCGCGGCTTACCATTCCGGGGGACAATTTTACGGTGGTGCGGCTGTGCTGGTACAATGCTACTGCTGGTATATATACGTTTTCCAGGGATGGTGCGGCAATCGAAGCGGAGTGCACCGGTTGGTGGCCAGTACCGGAGAAGGAGGACGGCAATGATGATGACCAATGAGGAAATCGTCCGCGATTATCGCGAGGCTGCGAACAAGAGCAAGCAGATCAAGATCCTGGCGGATCTGAATTGCTGTTCGCCCAGTGAGATCCGCCGGGTGCTGGCCCAGGCCGCATGAATGGATAGTAAGGAATACTTTGCATCCTGGTCCGGCGGCGCAGACAGCACAGCGCAGATCATTCTTGCAATAGAGCACGGGGAACCACTGACGGCGGCGGTTTATTGTGAAATCATGTTCGATAAAACCCGCAGCGCAGAGGTGCCAGAGCATAGGGATTTTATATATGAGCGAGCAATCCCGTGGATGGAAAGAAACGGCGTTCCGGTTAT